TAGATCCAAAGGATATTCAAGACCTACAAGATATGTATAAGAAGATAACAGAAGAAACACCAACTATGGGTGATGATGAATCTGCTGGTTTCTGTACCATAACAAAACACTCAACGAAAAAAGAATGTGAAGATAATGGTGGAACTTGGAAAGAATTAGATGCTGATACGGACTTTGACGAAACAGATACTTCAGCCTTATCAGAAGAATTGGCAAAACAAATAGAAGAATTGGATAGATGTTTTTCTAGTGACGAATTAAAACAATATTTAGATGGGTTTTAATAATAGGAGATAACAAAATGAAAAAACAAGAGTTAATAAAAATAATTGAACTTGTAGTCCGTAAAGAAGTGAAAAAACAGGTAAACGAGATATTTATTAAGGAAGATAGATCATCTTCACTTACCGAATTAGTTTCAAAGCCCTTAACAGAGAACCACTTGAATTTGCCAAGTAAAAAACAATATAAGGCCAAGAAACACGAGACAATCAATTATACAGAAAATGAAGTTCTCAATAATATTTTAAATGAAACGGTCGGTGGAATTCAAGGTGGTGGTACTAATGACTATCCAACAATGGGTGGTGGAACTTACGACACAAATAAAATGAATGATTTATTAGCAGGTTCTTACGGAATGAATACTGAAGGTGACAAACAGCAAAAACGAGATATTGCAGCAGTAGAATCGATAAAAAAAGCTGGTGTAAATGTTGAAAGTGTTCCAGATCATGTACAAAACGCACTGACAAGAGATTATTCAAAGGTAATGAAGGCAATAGACGAGAAAAAAGGTGGAAAACATTTCCGCCCATAATGAGATAAATAATGGCATTAGATAAACAGTTTTTAAAGTACAAACTTGAAAAAATAAAAAATGATAGAATTTATAAGGATCAAGATACTGAAACTAAACGTAGAATACGAAAAGAAAATGCTAAATTGGCAGCTGAAGAAGCTGATGCTATACATTCCTATTTAACTGGTGAAGATGAGATAGATAAACTTGATAATAAGTCTTATTTAGAAAATAGGTTACCTGGTAGTTTATATTTAACACCAAAAGGACAGTTAAATATTAGACGGGTACAAACTAATCCTAAAACTAAGAAAACTAAATTATCAAGATTACTAAAAAGATTTAGAACAGTAGCTAAATCAAATATTGATGCAGCAAAACAGTTAATAATATTTAGAAATATTTTTGATAGTTTAAATATTACTTTTAATCGTAAAGAAATTAAATTTGATGGAAAGATACGGACTGGTGGCTATAAATCAAAGGATGGTGATATCGGATTAACAGAAGATTTTATAGTAACTGATACTATTGAAAATGAAAATGGAACTGTATCATATATTAGAAAAAGAATTATAGTAAAAGATGGGTTAATAGTTGGTCAAGAAACAATAAATAGGTAGGAGACTATACATGGGAGCAAGAGAAAAAGATTTAAATCCAGATGTATCCATTGGTCTGAGTTTACCAATGGGATATTCCAACACTGGTCATTTTACTCAAACAAATACAACTCTTGAACAGGCAAAACACAATATAGTAAATTTATTGAAAACTATGAAGGGTGAAAGGGTGGGTCAACCAGAATTTGGTTCAAGATTAAATGAAGTTATTTTTGAACCAATGGATGAGAATTTAAATGATAAATTAGAGGAGGCAATTAGAGAATCTATGGAACAATGGCTTCCATATGTAAATATTAAAAAACTTAAAGTGGAACTTCCAGATTACGGAAGAAATACAGTAAATATATCAATAGACTTTGGATTATCATTCGAACCTGGAATGTCTGCACAAGTGTCTATAAGTTTTGAGCAATTTGAATCATATAGTGAATTAGCACAGTGACAATACAATGGAGAAATTAAATGGCTAAACATGGACTTAGCAGAGATGTAAAATATTTAAATAAAGATTTTAGTAGTTTCAGGAATGGGTTAATGGAATATGCACAGACCTATTTCCCAAACACATATAATGATTTTAATGAAGCAGACCCTGGGATGATGTTTATAGAAATGGCATCATATGTTGGAGACGTTTTATCATATTATATTGATGAACAATTTAAAGAAAGTTTATTATCATTTGCAGAAGAAAAGAAAACAATTTATGAAATAGTTCAAGGATATGGATATAAGCCCAAATTATCATCTCCATCTTCGGTAACACTTGACGTGTTCCAAACCGTTCCATCAGATCCAAATAATGTAGTAGATGGAAAACGGCAACCAAATGAAGATTATTGTCTTAATGTATCCAACGGATTACAAGCAACTTCAACAAATGGCACGGTATTTAGAAGTGTGGATGATGTAATTTTTAGAAATTCAAGTTCAATGAGTCCACGACAAGAAGACATATTTGAAGTGGATGATAGTGGTAACATTACAAAGTGGTTACTTAAAAAATCAGCAAAGGCTGTAAGTGGAACGGTTTCTACTGAATATATTACATTTGGTTCTGCTGAAAAATATAAAAGAGTAGTTTTACAAAACACTCCAATTTTAGAAATAATTTCAGTAACGGATAGTGATGGAAACAAATGGTATGAAGTCCCATTTTTAGCACAAGATACTGTATATGCAGACTTTGAAAACACTTCAAAGAATTCACCAGATTTAGTGAATGGTAGAAATTTTGCACCATTTTTATTGAAACTTGTAAAAACTTCAAAGAGATTTAAAACTTACATTAGAACAGACGAAAAAACCGAATTAAGGTTCGGCTCAGGAGTAGCTTCTGGAGCAGATGAAGAAATAATACCAAACCCAAATAACGTTGGGTCTAGTCTACCAGGAACTCCAAGTTTTCTTGATACTTCATTTGATCCAGCAAACTTTTTAAATACAGATACGTATGGTCAAGTTCCAACAAATACTACATTAACAATAAAATATAGTTACGGTGGTGGTATTAGTGATAATGTCGCATCAAACGGAATAAATAACATTTCATTGATAAGTTCAGAGTTTGATAATTCTTTAACATTAGATGCGAGTTTAAAAACAAGTACTCAAAATTCTATAGCAGTTACTAACCCAAACCCAGCAACAGGTGGTAGTAGTGGTGAAACAATAGAAAATGTACGAACTAATGCACTTGCATATTTTCAAGCTCAAGGTCGTGCAGTAACCAAGGATGATTATATAACTCGTGTATATTCATTACCATCAAAATATGGCAATATATCTAAAGTTTATATGATCCAAGATGAACAAGTTTCTGCAACAGGTCAAAATGAGTCAGATACAACATTTCAACCAAACCCATTAGCATTAAATATGTATATGTTGGGATATAATCAAAGTAAAAAATTAGTCGGACTAAATACTGCAGTAAAAGAAAATGTAAAAATTTATTTAAGTCAATATAGAATGATGACAGATGCAGTTCAATTAAAAGATGCTTGGGTAATAAATATAGGATTGCAATTTGCAATTTATACAAAAAAAGGATTTAATAAAAATGAAGTATTGTTGAAGTGTGTAGATTCACTAAAAACATATTTTAATATAGATAGGTGGCAAATAAATCAACCAATTATTCTATCAGGAATAGCTTCAGAGTTATTAAAAGTTGATGGTGTAGCTACAATAGTTAAACCTCTTGAAAATAGAGATGAGTTGGTTATAGTAGAAAACAAATGGGGAACATCTTCTGGATATTCAGATAATATTTATGATATTCAAAGTGCGACATTTAATGGGACAGTTTACCCATCGGTTGATCCAGCAATTTTTGAAATTAAATTCCCAGATACAGATATTAGGGGAAGAGTATTGGGAGATATATAATGCATTATTTTGAATTTAGTGAAAAGGACACAACACTTTACGAACAAAGTCATAGCATGAATACAGGGTTGGATGAAATTTTAGAAATAAGAAAAGATATGAATGTAGCCGGAACTCAAATATATGTTTCAAGAGCACTCGTTAAATTTGATTTAACTTATATTTCTCAATCAGTATCATCTGGTTTAATAACTTCCGGTTCAAGCACAAAATTTTATTTAAATTTATTTGATGCAAATTCATCTGCATTGAATGTAGATCAAACTTTATACTCATATCCAGTAAGTCAATCATGGGAGAATGGATCTGGAAGATATAATCTTTCTCCAATCGTAGAAGATGGAGCAGGTTGGAAATGGAAAGATAATGGGATAACAAGAACCCAATGGAATACTGTTTCTGGATCTGGTGGAACGTGGTATAGTGGAAGTGGATACGAAGCATCACAATCTTTTACAAATGAACCAGCAGATGTAAGAATGGATGTAACTGATATTATGTGGAAATGGTTACACAGTACAGTTTCAAACGAGGGATTTATGGTAAAAAGAAGTGGTAGCATTGGAAATATTGATTCTGATGTTGAAGAAGGAAATACTACACGATATGGAAATTTCAGTTTTTTCTCAAGGGAAACTCACACAATTTATCCCCCAAAATTAGAAGTAGTTTGGGATGATTCAAAATGGGTAACTGGTTCATTAACAGCATTATCATCAGCTAATTTAGAAGATGTGCAAATTTATATGAGAGGGTTTAGAGAAAAGTATAAAGAAAATTCAAAAGTAAAATTTAGAGTTGTTGGTAGGGAAATGTTTCCAGAACGGTCATATTCATCAACTCAATATACTACCGGATATAATACGGTAAAAACTCTTCCAAGTGGCAGTACATATTATCAAATAAAAGATGCTTATACAGATGATGTTATTGTTCCGTTTGGCAGTGGTTCAGTAGTTAGTTGTGATTCAACCGGAAACTATTTTAACTTCTGGATGAACGGATTACAATCAGAACGATTTTACAGAATAAATTATAAAATAGTAAGTGGTAGTGGTACTGCCGATGAAACTGTTCAATATTTTGACGAAAAGAACAGTTTCAAAGTGGAAAGATAAAATGCCATATAACAAAGAAGAATTAAAGGTTAATGATTTCTATCAAGAAATTACAAGACGCGATGAAGCAAAATATATAGAAGTTATTCAAAAGAGAACCACCACCGGAAATCTAACAGATGGAATTTTAAGAGATTCAACATCAGGAAATATAATTTTATTTGAAAAGATAACCCCAGGACAGGGAACCGATGGATCAGGTCATCCAGAAAATAATAAGATTACTTGGTCTCATGGTTATTTTGATTATGATGAAAATGAAGATTTAAATAAAATAATAGACAGAGAATTTACGGAACTATAATGCCAAGAAAAAAACAATTAACATTAGATAATGTAACTGGAAAATTATCAAGATTAAATTCTGAAAATCTTCCTTTGATAAGTATTTCTGGATTAGATGTTGGAGACGAACCTATACCATTTGGTGAATCACCAACTGATGTTATAGAATTTCATTTATATGATACATCAGACAATTATATAGCATCAGGAAAACTTCCACATCCGCTTCCACCAAAGTTGGATGTTGGTTCTCATGTTAGAAGTCTTGGATATGAAAGGGGAACTTATAAAATAGTTTATAATTTTTTACGAGAACTTGGTGGCAGTGATAAGTTTATTTTGGTTTATAAAAATGATAGAAGTATTTATCAGTCAGATGACCCACATTGGGTAGATACAAATGGTAAAATATATGCTGGAACTGTAGAAGAACCATTAAAAGATGAAAATAATAATTTTATAGAACTTCTCATACAAGAAGATAAATTTTGGTTACAAGAAATATCACCTTCAAGAACAGAAATTAGATTACGACCAAATCCTGGAATAAATGATCCAGATTTTCACGAACAATTTAGGTTAATATGTTATACTTGTTTAGCGTATTCAATCGTAAATGGTACTTCATATTTAACATTTGACGATACTGGAAAAGTTGTAACTTTACATAGTCCAGGTGATATTCAATTAAATAATTCCATGGTAGGTGGAACTCTTAAAATTAGAAATGCATTTGTTATAGACAAGGACGAGAGTGCCGAAGTAATATCAAAATATACTCCTGTAATAGAAAATGAAACATTACCTATATCTGAAAATTTAGTTTCCAATGGGAACTTTTTTGATGGAAATGATATTACTGAAAAATCGTTAATATCAAATAATCACACGATAGAAAAATTTTCTAATCCAGGTAATAGTGCATGGACATTAAAAACAACATCTAATGGATCTGATAACAAGTATGAAGTTATTGTAAAGGGAATATCAAATGAAACTTATATATTGAGTTGTTGGGTGTATTGGAGTGATGATTGGACATCCAACAGAGAATTATTTTCTGGAAAAATCAATAAGGGAGACTCCGAGGTTAATATCTCTTCAATTGAAAATGCAGGTGGAACATTTGAAACTAAAATTATAAGTGGAAATGAATGGAAGCGTGAATATAAAACTATAACTATTCCAGAAAATTCCGATGGTACTATAAAATGGCTTTTAGGAAAAACCACTGTAACAGAAACAGGAATTAGGTATATTACAAATGTTCAAGTTGAACCAGGAAGTGTTTCTGGAACTCCAAGTCCATATATGGTCAGTTCAAGACAAGAAGAAATGGATAGCCAAACAACTGGTACAATTTCTTTTATAGATGATAATAAGTTATATGCAGAAATATCGAATGAAGATGCTGGATTTATATCCCTTATGGGAGAGGGTGGTAGTAGAGGAAGTGGTAAAATTATCATTAAGGATGCTTTCGTAGTAGATGAAAATTTTAGCGAAGTCACTGAAATCAAAGTTGTGGATGACATTTCAATAAAAAATTCTAATGCCACTCAAATAACTAATTATGAAGGAGAATTTAGAAAATCTAAATACCACGGTGATTTTCCAGATATAGGGAATTCTACAATAAAAGTGTGGATACAAGCGGACCATGAATTTATACTTTATAAAGTAGATTCAAACGGCAATGAAAGTCAATTGGGATCACATAATAACTGGAGACAAAGTAAGGATTTCAGCACAGCAGATTTTTCACTGTCAGATAAGCTCAGATTGGTTACAAAAAATATTTCCGGTGCTGCAGCATTTTTAGCAAAAATAACATATAAGGGAACGGAATATAAAACTGGTGATGTTGACGGTGATTATGTAATAGATACAGAATCTGAATCTAATTTATCTACCACTTCACCTGGAGTGTGGAAAATTATTGAAGCTGATGGTTCTACTTCTAATTTACCTGGGTGGAAGTCACTCGGACTCGCAAATAGCAGTGGTACTTGGGGGAGTAATAATGACCCAGAATTGGAAGAATGTGAATGGATTTGGAATAATGGAAATAGAAAAAATAATTTAGTTTGGGAGTGGACACCCACATTCAACATAACAGATGAAATTTGGAAAGCTTGGGATCCCGCATTACATAAAGATGCAGTACAGGTTGAAAATTGGTCATATGGATTTAATTGGTTCGATTGGGGTGGGAGTGTTGATATACAAAATAGTAGATCAAGATGGCACAGTGGTTGGTTAGGATATCACGCTAAATGGGTACAAGGTGAAGGACAATATGGTGATACTGTAATGAAATTCATCGATAAAAATTCTCAATTTGATGCTCCAAATCATACAAGTTATGATGGTCCATTTAAAACGGGACTTAATACAGTTGAAAGTCAACCAATGGGTCTTGCACATAGATGGTTGGGTATAGCCCAAACATTGCCATATGAAATGGCATCACAAGGAATTAGTGTTGGTGATAACATTACAATAACCTGGTGGCAAAAATCCGATACCATTAAAAAAGGTGCAATGGTTGGATTGTTACATCATAGAAAAAGTGAAGTTGGTCAATATTGGGGATCTAATATTGGAAATCATCCATCAACTTTAGAGGAAGGTAGTCATCACGCATGGCAACGAGAATTTCAAAGGTATATTCCAGTTTCCAATACTGATGAATGGGAACAGGTAAGTTATACGGCAGAAGTAGAAGAAGATTGGGATTTAACGAAACCAACATCTTTATATGTATATGGTCACTATGGTCCAGAAGGAATACTTTGGGTAGAAAATGTACAAATACAAAGAACTGTAATATCAACCACTATTGATAAAATTCCTGTTACGGAGGACTTGGTTGCAGAAATTGAAACCATAATAGATAAAAATACTATTATTTTAAAAGATACTTATGAGAATTTAGCACCCAATGGTTCAGTTTTTGATAATTCTACAAACATTCGTCCTTGGAATGAATTTACAGAATTTAGTGTAGATTATACATCATCACTTTATTCAGTAGAACCTACCTTTGGAACACTACGGGGTGATATTGCTGGAATAAGTGGAAATACTATTACGTTATTAAATTCATATGAAGAACTTGGAAATGAAGCTGGTCATGATTTTGATTCGTATTCATTATATGATATGCAATCTATAAATGATGAAAATTCAAATGGGTTTGAAAAGTGGTTTATAAATAGTCCAAGGGATACCGAAGAAGATTTAAGTAAACTTATAAAATTTGGCCCTAATAATTTTAGTTTGATAACTAATTTTAAATTGGATACGATTACATATCCAGAATATCCACACTCAGCTGTATATAAATTATATGAACCGTTACAGGGTGACATAAAAGATCAAGATTTTTGTAGTGTGGTAAAGGAAATGATACCACCTATTGAAGAAACTTGTACTCTCATTCCTTTTATTGAAGAAGAAATAAGTGATATAGTTCTTCGTACACCAGAACCTGGAAATGTTAATAGTCCCATTGGAACAGGAAAAACAGAATATAAAGGATATGATTCATTAACAACAACAGATTCTTCTATAAAAGAAAGTTTAGAAAATGAACTTTTGAGTGGAAGTTTAAGTATAGATATCAATATTGATCATTTTTTATTCGATAATTTCATACATTTTGGTTCAGCAGAAAAACGAGTCCGGAATTTTAAATATAAATTAGATTTAATCGAAATGTATTCAGATAGAAGTGCGTCTCTTTCTGGAACATTAAGTGGAACTGGTTATCTCCCACTTTCAGGGTCATCATCATATAATCCAGGATTATCTCCGATTAGTGGTTCTACAACTCAAATTGCATGGTGGGAAAGAAAGCGTCGTGAAACTATAAATACGTTTGATAAATTTGAAAACTATATGTATAACAAAAGTTCATCTTATTCAAGTAGTTCCATTGGAATACAACACGACAATGCATGGCCGAAACTATCTGGAACTGGGACTTATTCCGACCCGTATATAAATTACAGAGTTACACAATCTGTAGCTGTTGATTGGTATAATAATCAAATAATTTCATCATCTGTATATGATAAACAAAATATGAATAGATTAAGAGTTAATCTTCCAACATTTGTCCAAGATGATTCTGAAAATGACTTATTCTTAAACTTTATAGATATGATTGGTCATTATTTTGATGACATTTGGGCATTCGTAAAGTCAATGACCGATGTTCATGATAGACGAGATGGTGTAGATAGTGGTTTAGCAAGAGATTTATTAAAACCTGTTGCACAATCACTTGGTTGGGAAGTTTATGATGGAAAAGATTTAGTTTCCATACCACGATACATTTTGGGAATGGAGCAAACTGGTTCAGAAACTCCATGGCAATTTAGCGGAACATCAGATAGAGATATATCCAGAGAAATATGGAGTCGTATAATAAACAATATGCCATATTTCCTAAAAACAAAAGGGACCTCCAGAGCAATTAATGGTCTGATAAGTTGTTATGGTATTCCATCTTCTATTTTACGTGTTGTGGAATATGGTGGACCAAAACTACCAGGACAATCTGCAGAATCGTTTTTAACAAGAAAATTTACAAAAGCATTAAATTTCTTCGGAGCAACAAATAACACTTATGTTCAAAATGATACTTGGCAAGCAGTTACACAAGGAGATGGAGCAACAAGTAGACGACCAGACACAATAGAATTTAGATTTAAAGCTGTAACGGGTTCTAATCAAGTATTAGTTAGACGAGGAACAGATTGGTCTATTGGACTTAAAGACAATGGCTCATCAGATCAATATGGATATGTTAATTTTAAATTAAGTGGCAGTAGAGGGTACAATGAAATAACATCATCAGCACTACCAGTATATGATGGAGAGTTTTATTCGGTAATGTTAACCAGAACTTCTGCATCTGGAACTCATTTAAGTGATGATGATACAAGTCAGGATGTAGTTTATACATTATACACTAAAAAATACGATGTAGGTAGAAGTAAAATATATTTAGAATCCACAAGTGAAATGACAGTAAGTGGTTCATTAGGAGCTGTTTCACAATCATATAATACTTCATATAATGGAGGTGGAAATACAATTACAATAGGTGGTCCAGAAAGTGTTGATTTCGGTGAATCATTTAGTGGTTCTATGATGGAATATAGAAATTGGACTACACCACTATTAGAATCGTCATTTGATAATCATGTGACAGCTCCAATATCATTTGATGGAAACCACCCATCCGCATCTTATACAGATTTAGTCACACGTTATTCATTCGATGATGACAAAGATTTGAGTGTTGGAGTAAATCAATGGTTTCAAGATGCAAGTGCAGACCAATCATTCACTTCATCTGCAGTTCCATATAATTTTACAAGTGGACTTAAAGATCACTTCTCATCAGTAGTTGATGAAACTAAAATGAAAGTTCCAAATCTTGGTCCATCTCGTAGATCATCTACAAAAATTAGAATAGAAGATGATGTTAGAAATGATAAGATAGGAAACCCAATATTAAAATTCGGTGAAAGTATTACAACACCGGCTTATGACAATGCTCCAATTGATTCTAACAAACTTGGAATATACTTTTCACCATCTGCTCCAATTGATGAAGATATTATATTATCAATGCCAGACCTTGATTTCGACCAATATATTGGAGATCCACGTGACCAGTACAAAGAACAATATACCGGACTTGTGGAGGCACGAAATTTATATTGGCAGAAATATAGTGGACCAAATAACTTCTGGGATTATTTAAGATTATTAAAATATTATGATAGTTCATTATATAAACAAGTAAAAAGTTTAATTCCAGCAAGAGCAAATGCAAATGTTGGAATTATGATAGAACCAACTGTATTGGAAAGGGATAAAATAATTATTGGTAAGAAACCAATACTTGAGACAGCACACCACACAACATTTATTGACACCATGGCATATATTTCAGAGAGCTCGGAGTATCCTAATTATGATGCAAATATAAATTATAGTAATCCATTCAAAGTATCCTCAAAAACAAATAAAACGGGGTCATATATTTCAGCGTCATCAGAATATGTTCCATTAGAAACAAACATGAATTATTCAAATCCATTTAATGTTAATTTTCATACAAATGAAACGGGTTCTTATATTTCAGCATCCGCTATACATGAAGATTTTACTTCAAATGTAAATTTATATGATCCATTTAAATTAAATTATAAAACACAAGAAACCGGTTCAAGTGTAGTGTTTTCTGCAGACCTTGTATCATATAACGCACCAAGTCATACTTTTTCAGAAGTAGCATCAGGAACAGGGTCATATGTAGGAAAGGATATATTAGAAATGCCAGCTTTATATGGAATAGGGGATAGAGATGAAAGTGGATGGTACGGAAGTGATTATTATAATGCCACAATCCAATTAGGAAGTCAAAAATCAATTTTTGAAGAAGTAGTTATGCCAAGAATTGAAACGAATGTTACATCATATTTTAATTCTGAAGTTGAGTATCATTATTCATCTTCATTAAGTGCATCATTACATAATCCATATTCATCAAGTTTTGTATTATCTGATTTAGATAATAAGTGGGATGAATCCTTGGGTACTGATAGACTATTTTATCTTGGGTGTGTTCAAACTAACGATACAACAGTTTCAGATAATGGAAGTAGATATGAAGATAAATCAGCGGCAGTAGAAATAACAATAACAAGTCCAACAAAACTTGTAACAACAGACTCACCATCTACCCCACTTAACGTTAAATAAAAATGATGAAAACTAAAAAAAATTATATTTATAAGTGAAGAATAACAAGTTTTATTACATCTTATAAAAAAATCCAAATTATTTTACACAGGAGAAAAGAAAAATGGGATATCTAAATAATACAACACGAACATTAGACGCTATTTTGACAAAAAAGGGTAGAGAACTTTTGTCAACTGGTGGAAATTTTACAGTCAGTAAATTTGCATTGGGAGATGATGAAATAGATTATGATCTATGGGATACAACACATACAAGGGGAACGGATTATTACGGAGCTGTAATAGAAAATCTACCAGCACTAGAACCATTTAACGATCCATCTGAAATTATGAAATATAAACTGGTATCAAGATCCGATGGTACTCGGGCGATGGCAAAGTTGGTTGAAACCAATAACACAAGCACTCAATTATCTGGAACAAATAGTGCATTAGTTTGGGAGACAACAGAAAATGATTTCAATAGGGCGCTTGTTGTTGGTGAACCGACATTAGAAAAATTTGGTGCTCCAGGAGTTGCAATATCAATTCAACATAAAGATAATTCTAACTATGGCGCTGTCGATCAAAACTTGTATTCAGGAGAAAGTTATACTATTACTTTGTTAGACTCATCTATTGCTTTATTAGCTCCAGATTATCAAACTGTGAAAGAAGGTGTTATGGTTGAAAAATCAAATAATACATCATTAGATTCATTGTGGCTACCATTTGTGAATAATGTTCAGCATATATCTCAAACTATTTCTGGAACAGTAATAGGTAGTGGTGGTAATTTGAGAAAATCAGGGTTGGCAGCACCAATAATGATTTATCCAAAACGAATTTCACAACAAACTAAAACTTCAATAGTAATTACAGGTGAAAGTTCTGGGGCAGTAATAGAGTTTGATGTTACTGTTCGTAAATCATAAAATAATAACACGAAGGAAAATAAATGGGATTTATAAATAATACTTCGTACATACTAAATGCGGTATTAACTAAAAAAGGTAGAGAATATCTATCAAAAAGTGATGGTAAGTTTAATATATCAAAGTTTGCATTAGCAGACGATGAAATAGATTATACATTATGGGATACAGCACACCCAAGGGGGACAGATTATTACGGTGCGGTATTGGAAAGTACTCCAATGATAGAACCAGTTGTTGATCCAGAAGTGGTAATGAAATATAAGTTAATTACACTTCCAATAGGAACAACAGCTTTACCATATATTAGTAACATAACTCCTCCAACTGGTTTAACAGGTGTGAATGCATTAAATACAGAATATAATGGAAATACAATTCCGAAATGGTCAATGAGTGACCACGTTTTAAATCCAAGTACGGTAGGAGCAGATGGAGCATTTTCCAATGAAAAATATAGTTTTTTAGTATTGAATAAAAATGTAATTGATATTGGAACAGGACAAGGTGAAAATGTAAATTATGATATTGGAGCGGTTTATAATGAAGAAAGTGGTAGATTGAGTAAAAAGGTAGTTTCAAGAGTATCAACAATAAAATCTCAAATGCTTACATCTAATAGAGAAACTTCAATAATTATAACAGGACAAATGTCAGGGGCAATTTATGTTCTTCCAATAGAAGTAAAATATGTGGATAATACTTCAGGTGGTGTATAATGGGATTTATAAATAAAACAACTTTAGTTTTAGATGCAGTATTGACTAAACGTGGAATTGATTATCTACGGTCTGCTGTTTTTGGTGAAAATCAAAATAGAGAACACATTATTACTAAATTTGCATTAGGTGATGATGAAGTGGATTATGGTTTATGGGATGTTACCCCAAGTGGTTCTAATTTTGTAAAACCATATGGTCAAGTAATAGACAATCAACCAGTATTCGAACCTATAATTACAAATACTGAAATTATGAATTCTTTTATTTTTAAAAATAGAATTGAAGAGAGTAATAAATAATGTTAAGTGCAAAACAAGTTGGTAAAGATGGTATTGGAAAAGAAAAAACTTTGTTTAGTAGTGGAGTTAGATTAAAAGGAAAGGAAATTTCAACTACAAAGTTTACAACACTAAAAGTAACAGGAATGAATACTGGAGCAACTCGGACATTAGATGTAATGGTTAAACCTGGTGGTGGAGTATATTTTACTCCACCAGCAGAAGAATATACTCCACAATTACCAACTGCAAATTTTTCATTCAATATAATATAGGAAATAATAGTGGGATATTTAGATAAAACATCTCTAACAGTAACTGCAAATTTTACAAAACGTGGAAGAGAAGTTTTGGCCGATTGTATTTCTGGTGATGGGGAAGTAGATTTATCATATATCATTACTAAATTTGCATTAGGAGATGATGAAATAGATTATGGATTATGGGATGAAACTCAATCTTCAAATTTAAAGGGAAGAATAATAGATAATATGCCCATGGTAGAATCATTTATAAATCAAAAAGAAATTATGAATTCGTTTATAGTAGATCCACCACCTACTGGATATGGACCAACATTGTCAAATTTACAAGACCAAATAGAATTAACTGGAGTCGGTGATATAATAGATATTTTACCGACAACGGATAATTATGATGATACAGAAGTATATGAGTTTTTCTTAGAACATGATAACTTATTTGAAATGTACGTTCCTTGGAACGCACCAACATCAGATTTTAGTTGGTCAGTAAATTCGGATGGAAGTGATATAAATTTACCACCTATTTCAGGATTTACTTGGTCAATAGGATTTTAACCAGAGGAGAATAAAAATGTCAGTACAGTCAATACAACAGGGAACAGCACCGTTAACAATAAATTTTAATGATACTTCCATCGGTGATGGGTTAACATATTTTTGGGATTTTGGAGATGGTAATTCATCCACGGATAAAAATCCTACTCATACTTTTATAAACGGTGGAGTATATTCTGTTTCATTAGCTGTAAGTAATGATAATGGAAGTGATATTAAATCGGTTCCAATAGTAGTTGCATCTGGTGGAAACACAGGTGGAGTTGGTGGAAACACAGGTGGAGTTGGTGGAAACACAGGTGGAGTTGGTGGAAACACAGGTGGAGTTGGTGGAAACACAGGTGGAGTTGGTGGAAACACAGGTGGAGTTGGTGGAAACACAGGTGGAGTTGGTGGAAACACAGGTGGAGTTGGTGGAAACACAGGTGGAGTTGGTGATTCTAGTGGATTTAAACTTAAATAATTTAATAACAATATATTTATAGATATATTAAGGAGATAAACAATGAGTGAAGTAAGTAACTTCTTTACTATTTTAGAAAATAGTGATAAAAGAACAAACATACCAAGTACTATTTCATCACCAGTATGGTCTGGTGGTGCTGCTACTCTAACATCATTTTATACCGGATCAACTCAAAGTGGTAGTAGTGGTGATTATTATTATGATGTATATGATAAAGCTGGAAGTGATTCTACACGACAGGTACAATTTGCTGTGTCTTATGGACACATCGAAGGAAGTGGATCATTATCTACATCTGCCGGTAACAATCCAACAAAGGCAATTTATCGTCAAGTTAGAAACATTTGTATTAAAAATGCGTCAAGTGAAACACGATTCAATTTTAATGCTGATGGTGATGGTACATCTTATGAAGCAGCTGATGTATTTGCGATTGGTGTAAACAGAGCAAGATATAGAGAAAAAATAGATCCAGGTAACTGGGAACTACATTTGACTAAAGGTGGAAATACTTTAAAATTAATTGACGATAGTGGTGCAACTTCTGATTCAACAGTTAACGCATCTCAACGAGTATTCAACATAGTTAGTGGTTCAATAAGTGGTGGTACTGCAACAATAAAAACGACAGCAGTTGCCCAATCAGCAACTAATGGTTCATTTGGATATTTTTATCCAGAACTCGGTATTATTGTATTGAATGCATACGCGTTAAATCAAGATTCACTCGCAATTACACTGACAAGATCAACTGCCACAAACGATAATACTGCATACGAATTAGTATCATCTATTAGTACAGGAGCAAAATTCCAAGCACGTAGAGAAGAAGAAATTAAATCTTCTCATTACTTTTGTAGAGTTAGATCTGATGAATATAACTGGAGTCAAAATCCAACATATTACACAGGGTCAAATGCAGAATTGAGAAATCCTACATTTATTCAAGATCCAAAATCTTATATCACTACGGTTGGTCTTTACAATGATAACAATGAACTTTTAGCAGTAGCTAAATTAAGTCAACCATTACTAAAATCAAGAGATAGAGAAGCTGTAATAAAAGTTAGATTGGACTTTTAAGGAGAACTTAAATGTCATTTAAAGTTTTTGATTCTAAAGATAAATTGGAAAATATGGTCAGTACGGTTGCTGAACCAATGTGGTCAAGTGCAGTAGGAACATTAACCACGTTTTTTACTGGATCAGTACAATCATCCAATACTGGAAAATACTATTATGACGTACATTCGTCAGATGATCAAACAACGGATGTTCAGTTTGCTGTATCGTATGGTCATAGATTAGGTTCCGGTTCAGAAGGTGGAACTGCTACTGGAGAAACAAATCCTACTAAAGCAATATACTCTCAATTTAGACAAGTTTTACTTCCAGCAGAAACAACTAAATTTAATTTTCATGGGGATTCTGGTACAAATTATTATAGTGATGATGTTCTAACTGTAGTAGCAAATCGTGCACGATATAGAGAAAAGATGGATCCAGGTAATTGGGAATTACATTTAACAAGTGGTAGTAATACTATTAAACTCATCGATGACAGTGGAGCTTCTTCAAACTCGAATGTAGGAGATGCTCAAAGAGAATTTTGGGTAGTATCTGGTTCAATTGCAAACGGAGTTCATACAACTGCAACTTCAACAGCAACATCCACAACTTCAGGTTCATATGGATTATTTTATCCTGAAACGGGTATAATTTTATTAAATCCAAGTTCTTTATCTTCTGGACTTAGTGATAGAGTTATGCATACAATGGGAAGTAGTGCTTCTACAAATGACTTAAATCATAGAAAGCTATTCACTTCTATAAAAAGTGGATCATATTTTGCATCACGACGAGAAGAACGTAAACGAAGTTCATTTTACTTCTGTAGAGTACAAAATACTGAATTTAATCACAGTCAAAATCCGTCATATTTCACAGGATCTAATGCTACCCTCGTAAATAATTCATTCATTACCGAACCAACTTCATATATTACAACTGTTGGTTTATATAATGATAAGAATGAACTTCTTGCAGTTGCTAAATTATCTCAGCCTTTCAAAAAAGACCAAAATACCGAAGCACTTATCAAAGTACGACTTGATTTTTAAGGGAGATCCCAATGTTTAAGGATATATCTCCAGACGATAGATCAATAAAAGAATTCAAAACTTATAAAAAATTCACCTTCACGCAAACAGATAGTGGAAGTGGTGTTTATGGAATAGAAGGTGTGAGTGGTAGTTTTCACAATTTCCTAACGGGATCAGCTGCATCTCAAAGTTATGGTGTATTTAATCAAGATTCTCAAAGTGTAGGTAAAGATTGGAAAACTTGGTATAGTGATGGAACTTTTTTTAAGATTCCATTATATTATTCATTAAATCATCTATATTATCAATACGATAAAACTTCAAATCCAAAATCAAATACTACAAGATTCCCAATTTATACTGTCACTGATTGGAGTAGAAAATGGCCACATGGCAGAGAAAGTTGGGGTTCAATAAATCCACGACAACTTCATAATAAATTTAATGTTATAACAATTCCACAAGAATACTATGGCGAAGAAATAAAACCACACTCCGTAAAGATATTAGATGATAGTGGAGACACCACTTTAGATTTAAGAGATGATGGAAACGGACAACTCTACGATTACCAGTATTCAGCAAGTTTTGCCGCTGGAACTCCTGGTGGAAGTCCTTTAACTGGAAGTTGCGTGGGAAATGTATTTTACGAACATGGACTTATCACAATTACAGATACAGGTTCTCTATATATTTCTGCAAGTATTGGTAGTGGTTCATCACCGTCTGGACAATATGATGGAACTGATGGATTTACTGTTACATTTCAAGCAACAAAAACTTCATATGAATATGAATATGTTTGTCATGTTCCAGAATTTGAATTTACTGGTACTACAAATCCAAGTGCAGTTAATGGACGAAGTGGAAGTATTTATGTCCCACAGGGTGCAAAATATATTTACGATGGAAACCTTCAAAATCCACAATATGAAAATACTATTGATTTAGTAATGCCACCAGCAAGTAGTTCATATAATTTATCATACGATTCTGGAACACATTATCAGAATTTCACAACCCATTCAGAATTTGGGACTTATATTACTAATATAGGTCTTTATAATGATGCAAATGAATTAATGGTTATAGCAAAATTATCAAATCCAATTAAAAACGATAAAGAATTGCCACTTTCATTTTTAATTAGATTTGATTCTTAAAGTATATTATAATTTATGATCCATGGGAGAAATACAGTGTATAATGACGATAGTGGAAAATTAGGAAAATTGTTATTGAATACTAATACTATTACAAAACGACAATTATCAAAGGCAATTCAAAATCAAATGAGGGGGGACGATAGAAAACTTGGTAAAATACTTGTTGAATTAAATTATTGTAATTATGATGATATAATAGACGTTTTATTAGATTTAAATCGTAAATTAATTAATTTGGATGATACGATTTAGTGTATATATTATATTTATATAAGGGAAATATAATATATTTGGAGAATGTAAGTGGATCAAGAAATAAAACTGTTAGTAGAAGATGTGTTAGGACATTATGGGTGGATGGTGCTAATGATAGTAGCGGGATTTTTATTTAAAGAATCTATAACAAACGCTTTAGAGGCTATAATGATTTTTATTGGTAATGATTTTAATAATGATGATGTGATTTATATTAGTGGTAGAGAGGCTCGTATAGTTAGAGTAGGAATAAGTAAAACTGTTTTTTATATGACTGACAGGGGAACTAAAATGATTGTACCAAATGAAAAATTAAAAAATTTAACATTAGAAAAAATATTACCACACCGTATAGGACATAATTTATCAAAGGATGCGACACCAGCAGATACATTAAGAAAAAAAACGAATGATTAAATTAAAACATCTATTATTAGAACGAGTTGATTATATAGAATTTGCGGAACAGCTCGTAAAACAATATAAGTTAAAATCAAAAGTAAAAATCACCAATGGTCCAGATAAAGCTGACTACGATGTGGATAGAGACACTATCAATATAAGATCATCTTATTCATCCGTTAAAGATTTTTATATTACAGTTTTACATGAAATCGACCATGCTAAAGATGCCAAAAAGATGGGTAAGTCTAAATATAAAAAGGATTATGAAATGGAAACTGCTTATGCTATAGAAAAAGGTGGTCATCACCATGACGATAATAGATATGAAGAAAAGGCGGAGAATTGGGCACAGAAAGAATTTATTAGGGTGTGGAAAAATAAAATATAATTGATTTTGAGGTTTTAGTTTAATAGTTATTAAAAAAGGTTACAGTATGACTAAAAAACGAAAAATATCAGTCCAGAGTGGTAAAGCTAAAGGTCGTAAATTACAGCAAACAGTTAGGGATTTACTATTAGAAGCATTCAAAGATGAATTAGAGCCCGATGATATTAGATCAACTTCAATGGGAGCTGGTGGTGAGGATCTTCAAGTCTCCCCATTATGTCGTAAATTAATCCCATACTCATGGGAAATGAAAAATCAGCAGTCCATTTCAATATGGAGTTCATTAGAACAAGCAGAAGCAAATTGTCCTGATAATGTAGACCCTGTTCTGGTATTCAAAAGAAATAGAAGTAAAACATACGCAGTTATAGAATTGGATAAATTTATAAAGTTAATACATGACAAATCAAAATAAAATAGTTTATTTATTAGACAGAGTTATAGGTTCAAAGGGTAGGAAGTTAAAGAAACAAAATGAGTATATGTATTGGTCCCCATTCATATCACACCATAAGCCCAAACTTAAATATAGTAATTGAGTGGGATGAAGATAGTCATTATGAAAATGGTGAATTAATGGATAAAGATAAACATAGACAATCTGAAATAATTAAAGCTTTAAAATGTGATTTTTATAGAATAAAACAAAGTGAGTTCGTTATTGGATAAATTATATTATTTAGTTGAACGACTTATAGGAAAATATCAGAAATTAAAATCTGGTGAATTGCAATTTTATTGTCCAAAGTGTAATCACTATAAGAAAAAATTACAGGTAAATTTAAATCGAAATTCTAAACAATTTGGTTTTTATCATTGCTGGGTGTGTGATTTTAAAGGAAGAACGTTATTCCAGTTATTCAAAAAGTTAAATGCAACAAAAGAACAATGGAGTGAGCTTCGTGATATCGTTGGTGAAACTTCGTATAATCGAACTAGTGTAAAAAATACACAAGTTCAAACTGTAGAGTTACCAAAAGAATATCAACCATTATGGAATGGTGGTAGAGGTCCTGAATTTGAAAATGCTAAAAAATATATGTTCAGGCGTGGTATTACACAAGAAGATTTATTAAAGTATAATATAGGATATTGCACAAGTGGATTGTATACTAATAGAGTTATTATCCCGTCATATGATAATAACAGCCAATTAAATTTTTTTGTGGGTAGGGATATATTTGATAGTAAAATGAAATATAGAAATTCGCCGTCTCCAAAGAATATTATTGGATTTGATTTACTTATTAACTGGGATGAGCCAATATGTTTAGTTGAGGGAGTATTTGACGCGATAGCAATCAAAAGGAATGCCATTCCTCTATTCGGTAAAACTATCCTATCAAAATTAAAAAGAAAAATTATTGAAAAAAAAGTAAAAACGATATATATATCATTAGACACTGACGCTATTAAAGATTCATTAAAAATGGTTGATGAGTTTATGAGAAACGGTATAGATGTATATTTTGTAGAACTTTCACAAAAGGATCCATCGGATTTGGGATTTACAAAAATGGTAGATATACTAAAATCTACCAAAAAAATGAAGTTTTCAGATTTGATGCGATATAAATTAAATGGCAAAAAACCAAGACGTTTGGAAACTTTACGATGATGAATACAGAATTCATTCGGAGAAAAAACGTAAAGTGAACAAAATAGTCAAAGAAGCAAACGGAAAAATCGTATGTGAATATTTTAAGAAAAGTAAAGTATTTGCATGGGATATTAGTGTTCCTGCAAATAAAATAAAAGTTGCAAGAAAAATTCTCAAGGAGAAATAAATAGTTTGAAAGAGCAAGTTGTAAAAGTTCCATTTCGTAAACTAAAAAAAATATTTCATATATCCGATATACAAATCAGAAATTTGAAACGCCATCGTGAATATGAAGAAGTGTTTGAGCGGTTATATGAATCAATAAATAAACACAATGATGGTAATTCAATAGCTTATATCGGTGGTGATATAGCACATTCAAAAACTGAAATGTCACCTGAGTTGATTGACCAATTATCAAGGTTATTTAAGAATTTATCTGACATTTGTCCTACAATTATCATTGCGGGAAATCATGATTGTAATTTAAATAATTTATCAAGGATGGATTGTTTATCACCAATAGTAGATAACCTCAATCATCCAAACTTACATTATCTAAAAGATAGTGGAATATATAAATTCGCAGATGTTAGGTTTGTGGTGTGGGATGTATGGGATGAATCGAAAAATTTTATCAAAGCTACAGATGTAGAAGGTGATACTAAAATAGTATTATTTCATGGAACGGTTGATAAAAGTTCAACAGATTTAGGATTTAGATTGCCATCCGATGTTAAAATTAACAAATTCAAAGGTTACGATTTGGGATTACTGGGAGATATTCACCTTCGACAGCATCTAAATAAGGAAGAGACGATAAGTTATTGTGGTAGCCTCGTACAACAAAACCATGGGGAAGGATTAGATCACGGTTATCTATTATGGGATGTTCCAAATAGAAAATCTGAATATATAAAAATACAAAATGATTACGGATATTATACTATGGATATTGATGATGGTATAGTTCCTGATGTACCCGATATGCCTCAAAAGGCCAGGTTAAGAGTAAGGGTATCTAACACTGACTCTGTTCAACTAAAGAAGGCCTTGACTGTAATACAGACGAAATACGGTATAAAGGAGATAGTTGTAAATAGGACTGACAGATTGACAGAAAGAGTTCGTGGGGATAGAACCGTTGATGTTGGAGACGTTACAAATCCAGATTACCAGTTTAAATTAATTAGAGATTATTTAAAAAGAAACCACACAGTAAGTGATGAAATATTATTAGAAATAAAAGGAATAAATGATGATTTAAATAATCAACTTCCAGATGAAGATGTTTCTCGTAATATAAATTGGAAATTAAAGAAATTTGAATTTTCCAATATGTTTAGTTATGGTGAAGATAATATAGTTGATTTTACTAAGTTAAATGGTATTATTGGATTATTCGCACCAAACGCATCAGGAAAGTCAGCTCTTTTGGATTCTCTTTCTTTTTGTTTATTCGATACGTCAGATAGAGCATATAAAGCGGATAGAGTATTAAATAACAAAAGAAATTATTTTAAATGTAAAGTTAATTTTGAAATAAACGAAACTGAATATTTTATTGAACGTAACGCAAAACGACAACGAAATGGGCATGTAAAAGTTGATGTTGATTTCTGGACAATTGATGATAGTGGAGATAAAATTTCCTTAAATGGAGATCAACGTAGAACCACAAATAATAACATATATAGAATTATTGGAACATACGATGATTTTATTATAACATCTCTTTCTCTACAAAATAATTCAACTGTATTTATAGATAAAACTCAAAAAGAACGGAAAGATCTACTTGCCCAGTTCATGGGATTAAGTGCATTCGATAGTCTTTATACTTTAGCAAACGATGAAATGTCAGATATATCAGCAGTATTACGAGATTTTAATAAAACTAATTATGACGTGGAATTGGCTGATATAGAAAAAGACAATACTCAATATAATGAAGTTCGTAGGGATTTAAAAAGTCAAAAGAAAACTCTTACAACAAGACGAACAGAATTAAGTGAGCAAATATTAGGATTGACTAAAAAGTTAAGACCTATCGATGCATCCATTTCAGATATAGATAAGTTGAATGTGGAGTTAGATGGATTTAATACTCAACTTGATGTAATAGATACGAGACTTGGCTCAGTTAAATCAGAAATGATTGTTTTACAATCAAATAATACTGAATTAACGAATAGAGCGAAATCATATACTGATTCAAATGTGAATCAAAAGTATAACGATTTTATTAATTTGGAAAATAAACGACAGAAAATTCAGATAGAAATTGACAAGCTAAAAATTGAAGTTCGTAATAAATTAGACAAAATTGAAAAACTTGGTAATTTAGGATGGGATGAGAATTGTGAGTATTGTATGAACAATCCATTCACGTTAGATGCAATGGAAACCAAAGAAAGATTAAATGGTGACAAGAAGTTAGCAAGTGAATATATTTCTAAGTTAGATGATATTGATGTTAAATTAAAAAAGATTGAAAACATTCACGATGACAAAGTAAATTATGATGAAGTGATTGAATCATTAAAACAAATTGAAATAACGCAAAATAAATTAGAATCAGAAGAAGTTATTTTAAAAGAAAAAAAGATAAATGTACTTCATCAAATGTCAAATACTAATAATAAGATTGAAAAATACCATGAAAATGAAAATGATATAATCTATAATAATAAGACAGAAATAGAAATTGAAAATTTAAAAAATTCAGTTGAAGATTTTGATTATCAAATAGAAACCATAGATAAAAAAATACAAACTATTCATGGTGAAATAAAGATAAATCAAACAAAGAAAACGTCTATCATTGAAACAATGAATAGAGTGGAAGATTTAGAAAATAAATATGAAGCTTACGATTTTTACATGGACGCGGTAAAACGTGATGGTATTCCATATGAACTTATAGAGAAGGCACTCCCTGCAATTGAAGGTGAGGTTAATGATATTCTTGCTCAGATGGTAGAATTTGGTATTGTATTAGAAATGGATGGAAAGAATATAAATACATATATTACATATGATGAAGATAATGTTTGGCCACTTGAATTAAGTAGTGGAATGGAACGATTTGTTAGTTCATTAGCAATACGTGTTGGATTGATTAACGTGTGTAATTTACCACGAGCCAATTTTTTAGCAATAGATGAAGGGTTTGGAAATATGGATTCGGATAATTTGAATTCTGTTTATATGCTATTTCAATATCTTAAAACTCAATTTCAATTTGTATTTATTGTTTCTCATATTGAATCAATGAGAGATGCCGTAGACAGTTTATTAGAAATATCTAAAATAGATGGATTTAGTCAGTTGAAATTACCATCTAAATTTAAATAGTTATAATTTAGACGACAGTAAAATATTCCTTGGAGAAGAATGACCTTCTCTATCCCGTTTCAAATTTAAAATATAAGCATTAACAAGGGCTGACATAGTAGTATGTTCGTCCTTTATGTGCAACCTAAACCAAGCTATTAAATCTTCATCAATAGTAAAAGATACTTTTTCTTTTTTCATCTATATATCCTCCATATAATATCCATACTATAAATATCAATAATTCCCATTTCGTATATTTATTACTGAATAACACTATTCAGGAGAATCCGATTGGGTGTATTAAAACGTAAAAACGAGTTATTAAACTTAAAAGACATAGATATATTAGTAGAAGATACTTTATTTGATTCCAAGTATTTTAGGGTATTGGAATGCCCTACAATATTAACTCAAGGTAAAAGTAGTTTCCTAATCGGTGGATCATCCTATTTAAAGTCTGGTGTTGAATTAAAATTTGAGTTAATACATAACGGAACCGGTGAAGTAATATATACTCAAGCCGTTAGTGGTCATTTAGAAGCCGGTTCTCGTAGAGTTTCCATTGAAATATATGAAGATGTTGAACCAGGTCCAGCAACTCTTTATATAGTTGGAGAATTAAATCCAGATTCTTCTGATGTAAATATACCAACAGAATGGCAAGGGATTTATAATGTAAGGTGGACTAAACAGATTACAATAAATGCTGCTGGTGTAAATACCGAACCTATATTTTTCTATAAACAACCAACTATAACAGTTTCAGAAATTTTTAAGGGATATTTAAATGTTCCAAGTGTAACTCCAATAACTTCTTCTTTACTTGTAAGTGGTCAACCGAGAGACGGTTTACAAAGTATTACACCAACTCCAAATTCTGTAGCTGGTGATTATCCAGAACTTGATTTTAAACAAAAAGCAAATAAGGCTACAATAGAAGAAAATAAACCACTTATTAAATTAACTGGTAAAGGTGGTCATATTGGTTCACACGGAAAATTATTAAAAACGAATTCTCCATCTCCAAATGATTATATAATTACAACTGATTCTTCCACATTAGTAACAAGTTTATATGTAGGTCAAGAAGTTACTATAACTTCACCACAAGTAGATGCTTCAAAATTCACATTAGAATCATATCACTCCATCCCTACTTATTTCAGTTCATCAGTAATGAAAGTATTGAATGAAACTTCATTTGTAACTTCTGATCTATTTTATGTTCACGATACGAGAACTTCTCCTGTAACTCTTGTACCAGCCCCTTTGGCATCTCAAACTATAAATACAAGTTACAAAGATATTTCAACTCAGACTACATCATCTATAAATTATGTTTCATTCGCTGATATGGAAATTTCCGATTTAAAAACATTTTCAGGAGATGTACATAAAGTAAAGATTTATTCAAAGGCTGAAGGTTCACTTGGGGACTTTGAAAAGATATTTGATTCTCCAATAGAAAGTTCAGAAATATTATTTGATTCTAACGAAGATACTTCATTATCTAACATGGGGTATTGGATTGACCAGGCGAGAATAACAAAATACTGGGAATCGTATGAAGGAAATAATGGAGATGGGGGAAGTGGAACATTAACTTTTGATTCTTCTATTGTAATAGATTCTATGAAAATCTCTGGATCAAATAGAGAATATGAAAGTGAACTACGTGTTCAAGTAAAAAATGATTTAAATTTTGTTGCTAACGGACTATACACTTTCCGTGCAAAACTTTACGGTACAAAGACGAATAAAAAGGATGTTAGTGGGAATGTAACTAAACGGGGTGATTTTCAAGTATACGTGGTAGGTGATGCATTTAATAAAGATACTACAGAAGCATCACATTGGGGAGTTCAAAAATTAGAAGTTCCAGAATTCCCAAGCGGAGTTGATAATTACGACTTTGGAACCATAGAAGGAAATTTCACAGCAGACAATACAGGAACAGGAAAATTACAATTTAAAGTTCCGTCAGGTGAATGGTATATTTCAGATATTTCTGTAAAAGCAGCGTCAGATACTGCTTTTAATCCTGATTATGTAAAAGTAGTTGCACCGATACCACCATTGTACACCCGACCAGATAGTGTAAGATTTTTAGTGGAGTTTTATGATGTAAATAATAATATAGCCGACACGGTAATTTTTAGTGATTTTTTTACATTTCAAGGAGAGAATACGTCCATTGGTGGAACTGATAATATATTAAGTGGTTCTATGTATATTGGTAATGCCATCGGTAGTGGTATTGAAATGGCAGGTGTAAGTTCTGGCTTTATTCGTTCAATAGGATATGAAGGATTCACAAGTGCATCAGAAGGAACTGGTCAAGGTGGATTCTTAATGTGGTCCGGTTCAGTATTACCAGATAGTGGTGATTCTTATACGGGTGTTGGGTTAGAACTCGTAGCTACAAGTGAAAGTTATTTAAGATATAGAAGTAGTCCAAGTGAATTAGATATTAGAGCCGATGCATTCTACGTAGGAAATCAAAACACTCAATACATTAGTGGTAGTGGTGGAAATATAGAAATTAGTTCATCTAATTTTCATTTATCTGCAAGTGGTGATGTTACTATGACAGGAACTATTACAGCCACGGCAGGTAATATTGGTGATTGGATTATTAAAGATGGTAAATTAAGTGGTAGTAACGCTACATTAGATGCAACTGGAGCGGCATTATATATGTCCGACAAGGGACCAGATACTGATAGTTCGGCTACATTTGATATTCAAAGAGATGAATATTATATTGATTTTACACCAGCTGATCAAGGTAATACTACTAATTATTTTGTTAAGTTTGGACCTAATTTTGCAGTTGATAGTGATGGAGTATTGGTTGCAAGTGGAGCGGTATTTGAAGGAACAATTACAGCATCTGCAGGTTTAATCGGTGGAGCATCAATAGAAAGTGCGTCATTAGCCTATTCACCATATTGGAGGATATCTGCTTCCGCAGATACATCAGATCCAGCATCGTTTATTTCATCAAGTAGATTTAAAGTGTCCGCGGGTGGTGTTGTAACAGGATCACAAGTATTATTTGACGGTGGAAAAATCGCTGGTTGGACTATAAGTGGTGATGATTTAACTGCAACAAATATGGCATTACGAGCTGGAGACGCAATAGAAATGGGGGATGCCACTGACCTTAATACTGGAGATGGTGTTTGGATAGGTAATAGTGGTTACTTTAGAGCAGGTGATGCAGATGGACAAAGAGTAGAATTTAATGGTACTAATTTAATATTAAGTTCATCAAATTTTTTCTTAGGTGGGGCTGGTCAATATGTAAGTGGTTCTAATGGACTATTAGAAATAAGTTCTTCAGGATTTTATCTTGATAATGCAGGTAATACTACAATGCAAGGAACTATTACCGCTACGGCAGGTAACATTGGCGGATTTGGAATTAGTAGTGATGCAATTTATTCCAGTAATTTCTTTTTAAGTGGTTCTGCAACAGGAAATGATGGTACAGATGATACTAATTTATTTATTTCTTCAAGTCGATTTAAAGTAACAGCGGATGGAGATGTAACGGGATCACAAGTATTATTTACTGGTGGAAAAGTGGGTGGTTGGACATTAACTGATACCACATTAACTGGTGGAGTAGTAACATTAAATTCAGCTGGTTCAATAGAAGTTGGTGGGTTGAGTGATGCAACAACCGTAGCCACAACCAATAGTGGTTTCTTCGCTGATAGTAGTGGTAATGTATTGATAAAAGGTAATGTAAGTGGAAATGATTATCTGAAGATTTCATCCGGTAGTGGTATAGATATAAAATCACAAGTTTTTGATTTAGATGCTGGAACAGTTGTTATAGATAGTGCAACAAATAGTGGTAAAATAGCACTTGGTTCTACACCACCTACTGCCCATAATAGTGGAAATGGTATTTATTTTGATGGAGATGCAAAATTTTTAATTGGAAGTGCAAGTGGTGACCATTTACAATATGATGGAACTAATTTTGATGTTCAAGTTGGTTCATTAGAATTAGATGCAACAAATATTGAAATAAGTTCTACCCAACAAAGTATGTCTTTGGGTGAGGGTAAGATTTTACTTGACGGGGCGAATAGTAAAATTACAGTAGGTTCGACATCGACAAAACAAATTACACTTCAAGGTCATGCGGATTATGGATATATAGCAACAGGTAAAACATCTGCAACATCAACAACCGCGGGGTTTTGGTTAGCAAATAATAATACTGACCCAGAATTTCATGTTGGTAATGCAACAGATTTTATAAAATTCGATGGTGGAGAAATTGATTTAGCTTCTCGTAAACTTGAAGTATCCGCATCAACCATTCAAATATCAACAAACGAATCTTCTATGAGTTTTGGACATACTTCTGACAGTCCACAGGGTAAGATTATTATAGAGGGTAAAGGGACACCGACGTTTGCAATGGGACCAGATGCTGACTTTATTAGTTTAGCAACGGGTAGTGGTATTTTTATGGACGGAGATGGTAATTTCCGTTTTGGTGATTCCGATGGTGGTATAGTATTTGAAAATGGAAACTTTTCAATTACTGGTTCTGATGTTGATATTAATGTTACGGATATCAATATATCAGCCACAGGATTTGAATTATCTTCAAATGAAGCTTCAATGTCGTTGGGAACTGGTAAAGAGTTATTATTAAAAGGTGGAAATGCAAATCCATTTGTTAGTATTGGACAAGCAACAGATGCCTATGGTGAGACTGGAGTATTTCTTGGATATGTAAGTTCGGTTTCAAGACCAAGAGTTTCTTATGTAGGAAGTGCTGGACATTTTAAATTTACAGGAACCGACCTTGATATAAAAACAGGAACATTAGCATTAGCAGCTTCTAATATACAACTTTCATCTACACAAGCATCTATGAGTTTAGGTGGTGTACCAGGAGCAGCAGCCAATATATTATTAGATGGTGCAAATTCAAAAATAGAAGTTGGATCAGCAAATAAAGTTACTATACAAGGTGGGGCTTCTGATAACTTTATGACTATGGGAAATAAAACTTCCTTTACTGATTATGATAAATCTACGATTGGTATCATTGTTGGAATGGATGATGATATTCCTAAGATTGAAATGGCAAAAAGTGGAGATGATTATCTGAGGTGGGATTCTACTGATGGTCTTGATTTAAGAACTACAAAAATGGAAGTAAGTGCTTCTAATATTCAAATTTCATCTACTCACGCAAGTATGAGTATTGGTGATCCAGATTCAAGTGGTGGGGCAATCGTTTTACACGCAGATGGAACGGATAAGATGTTGAAGTTTGGTAATAAAACAACCTTTGACCAAACAACAACCGCGGGATTAATAATGGGTATCAATGGAGATACATCTAATGATCCTGAATTTGACTATACGGTAGGAACTGGTAATAGTCAATATATTAGAATGTTAACAAGTGGAATTGATATTAAAGTTCCAAGCTTCAAACTCGACACGGATAGATTAGATATAGATTCAGCAAATAGTAGAATTGACATTTATGATGCAAGTGGTGGGGTAGATGGAAGTGATTTAAGAGTAAGAATCGGTGAAGTTGATCCCACAGCAGCAAATCATTATGGAATGGTTATTTATGATGGAACGGGTAGTGGTTCTGCAGATGAAATAGTTCATTTTAGTGATGTTAAAAATCAAATAGCAAGTTGGTCATTAAGCCCTACTCAAATCACAAGTGAAAATCTTATATTAGATTCTGCTGGTATAATTCAAACATCAGATTTTGCAAGTGGAGTTCAGGGTTGGAGAATAACTTCAGCTAACAATGGTGAGGCGGAATTTGAAAAGGTTACGATTAGGGGAACTTTGTCAACTACAGTTTTTGAAAAAGAATCTGTAAACGCTGTAGGTGGTCAATTATATGTAGCAAATTCAACTATTTACACAAGTTCTGTACAATTATCTGCAACAGACACAACGATGAGTGTTGCAAATGTTGGTGGATTCACATCTGG